CAGCAGTTGCTTCAACTGCATTTGATATCTTCTACGGCTGGACCACTTCGTTCCAGTTGGCTGCTACTCTTGGTGGTGAACTTGGCGAATCATTCGCTGAAAAAGTTGACCAGCGTGTAACTGCTGCTTTTGAAGATTTCAAAGCAACTCCAAGCAACACCTTCTACCCAACTTCTGCTGACGGCTTTGACCGCGTATTGCAACTTGGTGCTATGGATCTTCTTCCTGAAGGTACAAACGCAACTAGCGCAGTAGCAGGCTTCACTTCAAACCAGATTCTTGAAATGGTTCGTAATGTCAAGCAGAACTTCAAGGTTGCTCGTATGCCAGGTGCTCCTGTCATCGTTCTTGACTCTAACGGTGACGATGGCGTAGTTGGTTCTTCACTAACTCGTTTGCTCGGTGAATTGACCGGCGGTGCAGTATCTCAGTCAGGTGGTTCAAACCTTTCTGCTCTTGGTAACGAATTGCTACAGAGCGGCAAGATTGAATCTGTATATGGTTGCCAAATCATGTTCACAACCTTCTTGCAGTCTGCAACTCGCAATGTCGTAAGTCTTTCAGGCGGTGCATATCCAGTACTCGTAGGTGCTTACTTCGGTGACAGTGCAATCTTCACTGTTATGAAGGAAGGTCTACAGTTGAAGTCAGGTGAAACTCCTGGTGGTCTCCAGATGTGGTTGACTGGTGTCGGATACTTCGGTTCTGGCGTTGGTGACCTTCGTCGTGGTGGCGCTATCAACATTCTTCAGGACTAATCTAACTAGGGGGAGGCAATTGGGTCTCCCCCATATTCAGGGAAATATAATATGTCAGTACCATATCAAAGAATCTCAAATGCAACTGTAGTAGATATTGCCTTCTACGATCCCGCTGCGGAGCGTAGGGCTGCTGCATTGAATGTTGATTGGGAACCATATTTCAAAGTTGCAAGTCAGGAATGGCTATACAAAATGGAGTTTGGTTGGTGGCAAAACTACTGCGATACTGTTATCGGTGCATATTATTATGACAATCTGCCTAATGGTCAATTGATTTCAAGTTTCAATCCGAACTTGTTAATCAAGAATGACCAAACCCTAATTCGTCTTGATTGCTTTGGCGCTATTCTTGTTTTCTATGAATCATTAGTTACTGATGTTTCAAATATGAACGAGGTAGACTTGCAGAATTACAACTTTGCAAAGGAAAGAGCCTACAATGAATGGACGAAAGCAGGTGAATTGAGCAATTGGTATGACTTGTTCCAGGATGCTCCCAATGGTCCAACGACTAAATTGGAAGAAAACTGGACAGCAGACCCTAATTACTTTAATGGTGATAGAAGGTATTTCTAATGAGTGTTACAAATACTCTTAATGCCCTAACTGGACCATTTGTTACTAGAGAGCAAATACTTGAAGTATTGAGACGAGACATTGTAAATGTCGTTGATGTTCCAATATATGATGAGTTCCCTAGTGATAGTTCAAAAGTAAGATATGGATTGTATGTGGCTGCGCCAGATACAGTAAGCAGGTCAGTAAATCAATTAGCAGTTCAATACTGTGGATACATCTATGAAGAAGTAGATGAGTTTGATATACTGTTTGTCTCATTCCAAGAGGACCCGCTTGCCCCAACAGTTAACGCTATTGTTAGAAATATTCTGACAAGCGTTAAAGATGACGGGACTCAGTTGTTTGACGGTTATTTTAGCCGAACATTTGATCAAACATTTGAGTATGGTCCTACTAGAGCAGAAATATATACCTGGATATTTAGTTTGACTAGACTTGATTTTAACACATAACGCCAACTAAGGAGAAATTATAATGGCAAGAATTACTGTAAATACCACTGGTACTCAGCCAACTCTGATTCTAAGCACCACAATTAGCAATGTTACTGCAAATACTTTTACTGCAAACACTGCGCTAAGCGTTACTTGCTTACAAGATGTGACTATTACCAACTCAACCGGTATCTTCTCTTGGACAGACTTCTGTTCAATTGATACCAACAAAGTTACTACCCCAGCAGATAACGAAATTACTACTAACCTAGTAATTGACCCTATCGGCTTCTTCGGTAATGCTAACGTGACACCAAACACTGCTGCAACATTCAGCGGCGTAAACGGTCTATCATTGAACAAGACACCTGTTTCGTTCAAGATTATTATGAATGGTAACGCATCTTCAAACGGTGCATACTACTATCAAGGAACCGGTTATGTTTCTGCACTTGCACCTACTGTAAGTCCAGAAGCCCCTGTTTGGGTGACACCAATGACTCTCGCAGTTGATGGTTCATTCACTGTCGGAACTATCTAAGTTAGTAACTTAGAATAACAATATGGGGAGCATCTACACAGGTGCTCCCTTTATTAACAAATGAAGGACAGAATAATGAATGATGATAACTCTGTTTGGTTAAAAACAGACGAAGAAAAGTTGCGTAGTCTAATCGCAGATGAAGCAAAGATGATGCCTATGTTAGACAATATGCAGGCAACTATTAAACAATTAAAAGCAAAGCAAACATTCCGTCTTGCATTGCTCAACCAACTGTTAGAATCAAAAGACTCTAACTAAATACTAGTGAAAACAAATTAAGGAGAAAACAAATGAAACTTTCACAAATCGCAGCAAAACCCAAACTAATTGAAGTATCAATTGATGATGAAGAAGTCATTAAGGAATACGCAGAAGCCCTAACATTCTATACTTGGGACCGTCAACCTATGGATGTGTTCACAAGAATGGCAAATCTCAGCGAATCAAACGATATCTCTGGCTTGCTTGACATTGTTAGAACTCTCGTACTTGATGAAGATGGCAACGAAATCTTAACTAAAGAAAGCACATTGCCTACTTCAATCTTGATGAAGGTTATTCAGAAGGTTACGGAACATTTGGGAAAGTAACAGGTGATGAACTTGACGTAAAGAGTCAGAAAATGCTATCCATTATGCAAATTGATGGACTAGCAAAACGCTACGGTAAACTACCAAGCGAAATAATGAAAGATGCAAACACATTTGATTTGTACATTATTGACGCAGCAATGACTTACGAACAGTATCATCACAAGAAAGCAATGAACAAGGGTCAAGAACCCATAGACAATTACACAACAGAGGATCTGTTGAAAATATACAACAAGGGTAAAGAAAACAGTGGGACGAGTAAGACTTAAACTAGTTAAGAATACTATGACACCTAGTCTTAGACGCATCACTGCTGCCCTTGATAAGTTACCAGAAGAAGCGCATAAAGTCTTTAAAGGTGAAACACCTATTAAAACAGGCAATGCTCGTCGTAGAACTCGGTTGCAGGGGGAAGTAATCAAAGCAGATTACAAATATGCAACCGAGTTAGATGCTGGTAGAAGTCGTCAAGCACCTGAAGGTATGAGCAAGCCTACAGAAGAATACATCACCAAGCGTGTTAAAGCAATAATGCGTAAAAAATAAGGTAATAAAGTATGGCCAGTTTGAAATATACAGTTGATGTTGATACCAAAAGCGCAAGAAGTAGCATTGGTTCGCTTGAAAAGAGTCTTGGTGGCTTAGGTGCTGCCATTGCTGGTGGTTTTGCTGTTGGTGAGATTGTAGCATTTGGTGATAGTATTGTTGGATTACAGAACAAGTTGCGTTCACTTACTGGTGACCAAGCACTTGTTGGTTCAATGTTTAATGATATCACTAAGATTGCTGGCGCTGCTCGTGCACCACTACAAGAAACTGGTGATCTTTACTTTAGAATTGCTCGTGCTGCTAAAGATTTAGGCATTTCACAGCAAGAAACAAGTGATATTACTGAATCACTAGCAAAATCAATGTCAATGACTGGGATGAGTGCCCAAGAATCTGCTGGTGCTCTATTACAGTTAGGTCAAGCATTACAGTCTGGTCGTTTCCAAGGTGACGAACTTCGTTCTGTTCTTGAAAATATGCCAGTTGTATCAAAGGCAATGGCAGATGAACTTGGCGTTACTATCGGTGAATTAAGAAAACTCGGTAGTGAAGGTAAAATTACTAGTGATATCTTTGTTCGTGCTATGCAGAACAACAAGCAAGCAATTGATGATGCTTTTGCTCGTTCTGTACCTACAGCGATGCAAGCACTTAACAATCTTAAGACTGCAATGGCAATTGCATTTGATGAGATGGCTAATTCTGAAGGTGCTGGTAAAGTCTTTGCTGATATGATTAAAGATTTGTTAACATTAACTAACGATGTTAACGCATTAGCAGCAACTATTAAAGACCTTACTGAAATTATATTGTATGCTGGTATTGCATTCCTTACATTAGGTAAAAATGCATTAGTAATGCGAGGTATTGCTGCCTCAATTAACGGCGTTTCAACTGCATTTAGAGCAATGGCCAGTGGTAGTGCAATGGGACTTATGGCTCGTAACTTTAAGGGCATTAAAAATAGTGTTACCGGTATCACGATGGCTTTTGGTCCTTTCACTAAGGCAACTGGTCAAATTATGGTTGCTGCTAAAAATGCTGGCGTATTAGGTAAAGCATTTTCTCGTGTATTACAAGTACTATTCTCAGTATTTGCTATCCTAGGAAATGTTCTTAGAATTGCATTTAGATTCGCTGGCTGGATCGGTATTGTAATGGCTGTTGCTCAAGCAGTTGACTTCCTAGTTAAGAAGTTCTTTGGCTTCAGCATCATTGACGAATATGTAATGCCATTGATTAATAAACTTTGGTATAAAATGAAACAGTTTGCTACCTGGCTTGCTGGACTTGCCGGTATCAAAATAGATATTATGGCAGCAGATCCGAAAAAGGTTAGAGGCGGATCTAATTGGGGCAGTCAAGCAGCATCTGCTCCACCCAAAACAGGTAAAAACGATGTATTTGGTGATGCAAGTACTAAGATTAGTCCAAAGGATGATGTTGGTAAGGCTGCAGGAAAGTCTGCTAAAGATTATGCAAACGCTCTTAGAGATGTTAAGAAGGCTATTATTGAGATTACCGCTGCATTCAAAGAAAGTTCAGCAGCAAGAATAGAAGACTTACAGTTCCAACTTAAGTCAATGACTATGAGCGAAGACCAAGTTGCACTAGAAACTCAACGCCGCGATATATTAAAAGAACAAAAAACTGCTCTTGCTGACCTTGCAGCAAAACAAACAGAAATCAATGAAAGCGAAGACCTTAATAAGAAGGGCAAAGCAGAGGCATTGGCTCTTGTTCAGCAGCAGATTGTTGCAGTCAACGAAGCAGCAGCCGCAGAACTTGCAGCATCAGAACAAACATTACAAGCAATTCAAGCCGTAAACATTGAGCGTGAAAAAGCCAATGGATTGATAGAACTTCAAAATCTAGCAGCCAGCAACAAAGTTGCACTACAAAATCTTGAAGACCAATTGCAGTTAGTTGGATTGTACGGTGATAATCTTGAGAATGCCACAGCACAGTTAGAACTACAACAAAAATTGCGTGAGATTGAACTTGATTATCAAACAAAATTGCGTGACCTTGATGCTGAAAGACTTAAGATTGGTGAGGCTCGTTATGCAAATCAACTTGCTAATCTTCAAGCACTTACTGCTGAACAGCAAAAAGCAGCCAAAGATCAAGCAGACGCACAAAAGAAACTTGTAGAACTTAAGAGACAAGCAGCACGAACTGATGTTGAAGGCGCATTGAAGGCAAGATTTGATGAATTAGAGCGCAGTGTTGACCCAGCAGTTACCGCAGTTGAAGGACTTAACAGCCTATTCAGTAATATGGGTAACGCACTTGACAACTTTGTTGATACTGGTAAACTTAAGTTTGGTGACTTTGCTAAATCTGTCATCGCTGACCTTGCTAAGATTGCATTGAAGGCTGCGGTTACTAAGTTATTTACAATGATTGGTGGAGCAATCCTTGGTAAAGCGGCAGGTGGTCCTGTTATGGCAAACAAGCCATATGTCGTTGGTGAGCAAGGTCCAGAACTATTTGTACCTAACAGTGCTGGTTCTATTATGACTAATGCATCAATGAATAAGAATGCAGGTGCTGATTCTGGAATGGGTGCAACAGTTACTAACAATTATATCACTAACAACATTAGCGCAATTGACAGTCGTTCAGTAGCACAAATGTTTGTTGAGAATCGCAAGTCTTTACTTGGAGCATCAATGATGGCTCGTAAAGAAATGCCATACGGAGGTTAATAGGAACAATTATGTCAGGATTACAAACAATAATTGACAGATGCAATGGATTGAATATTGACCGTCGTAAGATGGTTGGTATTCAGTACACTCGCAACGAGTCACCAAGAACAAGTCAAACTCCAACATTTAACCCTTGGCGTTTTGTGTTAGATATGCCTTCAAGTTTGCGTTACTATCAAGCAAGAGCATTGCTAGAACAACTTGATACATTAGACCGTAATACACCACAAGTTGTGACATTCGGTAACAACCCTTGCTTATCTTGGATATTCAAATATCAAGGTAGTTTAAGCACTACGCAAGTCAATACTATGACAGTTCAAAGTTTTGTCGGAAATCAATTAGTATTGACTAATCTTCCAGCAATTAGTGCAACTCGTGTATTATTTGAACCAAATGATTTGATACAGATTGGTAATTATACATTCCCGTTCACAAGCACTACGCAAGTAACAAGAGGAAATGATGCAACTGTTACTGTAACGACTAATAGACCCAACATTATTACAGGAGTCGTAGCAGGAGAAAACATTATTGCAGGTAATGCGTGTAGTTTTTATATGTTCTGCCCTAATATGCCTACTTACAAGTTAGTACCGGGTGGTGCAGCAAGAGAAAATGGTGTAACAATCAATAACGCATTAATTGAATTCAGTGACTCATTCAACTTGTATGAATGGGTTGCAACAGCATAAGGAACAAATGAATGGATAATATCCCAGAAGTAGCAAATAGCCCGCCCAGTATTAATACTGCGGAGTTTGTGAAGTTAACAATTTATAACGAGTATGGAAACATTGCAAATGTCACTGTTCATACTTTCAGTACTGCTTACAGTAATGTAGTCATTGACGGTACAACTTACTTACCACTTGGTGGTTTGTTATCAGTTGGTACTCAGCCAAGAGACTTGCGTGTTACATCAGCAGATACAAGTATGGCATTGTCAGGCATCAGCGGAAACAATATCGCAATTGTATTAGGTACTAAACTAAAGGGCAGCAAGTTAGAAATCATTCGCGGATTCTATGATGCTAACTATATTCTAACAAATACATATCCTAGATTTACAGGCATTGTTACTAGTTACGGTATTGCAGAAGACTTAGAAACTAACTTCAATGGTCCTACTGATAACTTTGTTGTTTCAGTTAACGCAAGTAGTTATAAGACTGTTCTTGAGAATCGTATTGCGGGTCGTAAGACAAACAAAAGTAGTTGGCAAGTATTCAACTCAACAGATAGTTCTATGAACAATGTTTATAGTATTGCTGACCAGACATTTGACTTTGGTATGGATGCTAAGAAGAAAGCAGCATCAAGTTCAAGTAGCACTGGTGGATTTGGTGGCGGAGGCGGTGGTCGTGACGCTGGCTTTATGCGTGATGTGAACCAGTACTAATGAAAATACGACACGCAAACAAGTTTGACTTCCCAGAAATCTTAGAAATGTTACATCGTTTCAAGTTAAAGGGGCCAACAACAATAAGCAATAACTTCAGTAACAGTGACTATGTTGCTACTGTGTACGCTCACATAATGGCAGGTCGTGGACTTGCATTAGTTGCTGAGAAAGACGGTAAACTAGCAGGGATACTGATTGGTATGATTGACTCATTAATTTGGGACCCAGACACAAGAGTATTGCGAGAAATCGTATACTGGGTTGACGAAGAATATCGTGGTTCAACTGCTGGTTACAGATTACTTGCACAGTATGTAAAAGAGAGTGATGAGATGGTAGACAACGGTAGAATCACTGCTTACAGTATGGTCAAGATGGTTAATTCACCTGACTTAAAGTTTGAGAAGTTTGGATTCAAGAAGACCGAAGAAGTCTGGGTAGCAGGAGTATAATATGGCAATTTTTACAGCAATCGTCGCTGCAATCGGTCTTACTGGCATCGCTGCCGCAGTTGCATCCACTGTGCTTACTGTTGCAGCATCTTTTGTTGTTAGTAAACTCATTGCACCAAGAGGCAAAAGTGGAAACACACAGCAAGAAGATGCAGTAACTGGTTCAAGAGTTCAGTTGCCACCAGCAACTAACAACAAACTCCCAGTAGTATACGGTACTGCATTCGTTGGTGGAAGTATCACAGACGCTAAGATTAGTACAGACTTACAGACAATGTGGTACTGTCTTTCAATCGCAGAAGTTACTAATACAATGCCGGGCGATATTCCTGACTCAATTACATTTGACCAACTCTATTATGATGGTAAGTTAGTTACGCTTAGCGGCGCACAAGTTACCTCATTGTCAACAAACACTGCTGGTGGTGCAGAGGTTGACACTAAGATTAATGGTAATCTGTTTATGTATTTGTTCCCTAATGGTTCAAGTTCAGGCACAAACACAGGTGGGCTAAGTGCAATTGACATTATGAGCGATGCAGCGATTCCATTAGACCAAAGATGGAATCAAGGTATCTATACAGCAGGTGGTCAAAGTGCAGCAATGACTAACACTGCGTTTGTTATTGTTAAAGTAATCTACAATTCAGATGCCGGTACAACTTCATTAGGTGCTGTTACTGCTAAGATTACAAACAGCAGAACAAAGCCCGGTGACTGTATCAAAGACTATTTGTTAAGTGATAGGTATGGTTGTGCTGTGCCTCTTGCAGGTATTAACACAGCAAGTTTAACTGCGCTAAACGATTATAGTGACAAGCCTATCATTTACACTCCAATGGGGGGAGGCCCAACTACCACACAAGTTCGCTATCGCTTCAACGGCCCGTTAGACACTACTCAAAACTGTCTTGCTAACTTACAAGATATGGTGGATGCGTGTGATAGTTGGATGCAATATAGTGAGTTGACTGGACAATGGAAAGTTGTCATCAACAAAGCGTATGATGAGACTCCAGATGCTGTTACATTCAATGATTTGTATAGTGTTACAAGCAACAACTTGACAAGCGGTATTCAAGTAAATCCAACTGATTTAAATCAGACATTCAATCAGGTAGAGTATCAGTATCCTAACACGAACATTAAGGACCAGTTAGACTTTATCTTTATCTCATTGCAAGATGACTTACCTGGCTTATTGAGTGAGAACGAGCCAATTAACAAACTAGGTCTTAAGAACGACTTAGTTAACAACTATGTTCAGGCTAAGTTTATTGCTATTCGTAGACTCTTGCAGGGTCGTGAAGACTTAATCATCACTTTACAAACTGATTATTCAGGCATTCAAGTAGAAGCAGGTGATGTAATTAGAGTTACCAATGAAACATATGGCTGGACGGACAAACTGTTTCGTGTAAGCAATGTTATTGAAGAAAAAGACGCTGAGGGCAATCTATTTGCAAAGTTGACTGGCTTTGAATACAACGGAAACATTTATGATGACGACCTTGATATCACTGATTTCATTCCAGCAGATAACACAGGATTGCAGGATCCTAACATTATTGCAGTACCAGATACTCCGATTGTTGCAGCAAATGCCTCTGGTACGCTTAACTTCTTAAACGTTAGTGCTAATGTACCTAATGTTGGGTTGACAATGAATCTTGACTTTAACTATGGTTTTGATAGTAATACTGCAAATCACTTGTATTATACAACTGTTAACTATAGCAATGGTGCACCTCTAATACCAAATAGCAACTATACAATTAATGTCAATGATATTGAACAGAGTGGTAATATCTTTTGGTCTACTACTGCACGAAATAGAACTGTAGGTGTTCAATCACTGTCAAGTGCTGCTATATTTTGGCCAGGGGCTAATGTTACTACTTCTATATCGCAATCAGCGTGTAATGCCAATTCTACTGGTACTTTAGTAACAACAGATCCAATTGTTAACTTGCAAACTGGTGGTATCATTAGTATTACTTCAGGTACTGGTAATGTTGCTGCTAATACAATAGTTTCAAGCGTATTAAGCAACACTCAATTTACTGTCAATCCTGCCCCACTCATAGCGTTGAGCAATGCTTGTATCACTATTAACACTGGTGGTATTACTGGTAATGAGATTCAGGGAAACACTATTACTGGCAATAATATAACTGCTAATACGATTACATTAACTAATTTAGATAAGAATCTATCAGTAAGTCAAGGATTTGGTGGTAATAACTTTAGTATTTCAGGTGGTGCTAATATCACTATGCCAGTCAGTGTTACGAGTACTAGCACTCGTAACATACCAGTAATTGTTCCAGGTACAACAGTAGCAGCAACTAACTATTATCCCTGGTATCAAGGTACATCTAACATAAACCCCGGTTCTAGTGGTAATAATTACTACGGTGCAAGTAGTACATCAAGTTGGAATCCTGTCGGTGCAAGTATTCTTACTATCAATGATGGAGAAGACAACTGGTATAAAGTATTATTTGATGATTTTCCACTAGGAACAATTCCTTCAAATATGACTTATAATGCAAGTTGGGGCATTACTATGGTATCAGATGCTAATACTACAGTTCAACTAACTAGAGGCTTTGACTTTAACGCTGGATTTTACGAGTGCGGTACTGATGAGTTTGACACTATTCAATTAGTTGCTAATCAACCTAAAGTAATAGGTCGTAGTTTCAATGTGTCTGGCGCTCCTGTTGCTAATATGGTTAGTGCTGCTGTATTTCTTAGAAATATAGTTACTGGTAGCAATGTGATAATAGTTAAAGGAAGTATAGCATCAAGTAAGGGCCAAACCCCGTACTACTAATAAAAACATAAATACAATATAGAGGAATCAAACATATGAGTCTATTACTAAACGGCGCTAAAACGATGACAATCGCTGGTACTGAAATGCAGTGCCTAGAGATTTACACCGGAGAAGCGTATACTTTACCTTTAACATTTTCATACGCTAATGGAAACCCGGCTAACGCATTAGTTCCAAATGCCTGGGCACTAGCAACTTCTGCTAAGTTCTACGATGTTGATAATGTAACATATCCTAATGAAAACGAAATCGTATTAGGTAACATTACACTGGATACTCCTCAGCCAAGTACTGGAGCAGGAACTTATTCACCAAACTTAATTGCTGCATTTACAAATGCTGCTGCTGGAACAGGTTATCTTTACATCCCTGCTACTTTAACAGGTGGCTCAGGAAGTCCTAACCCAACTCCAACTGTTGCTCTTGCTAACAGCGGCGCTAACTCAACGCTTGTTATTGTTACATTACAAATAAGCAAGCAAAGTCAAGCAAACGCTTCATTAGCCGAGATTAATAAGGAACCACTTGGATTCATCGTAAGGTATCAGTAAAATGTCAGACATTACCGCAAATATTGTTGTTCAACCATTTAATCTAGGGGTTACGATTGAGCAACCAACACTAACTGTTCAGCCCGAAGCAATCAATCTATCAGTATATGCTGGTGGGTTTGCGCAGGCTGCTGGAAATAACGGAACTGTTCAATACAACAATGGCGGTGTACTAGGAGGAATTCCTAGTGTCTTTTGGACTGGTACTAAACTAAGTTTAGGTGATACTAACAATATCACTATTAGCGGTGGTTCTCCTAACTATGCGTTAATTACAGATGGTGCTGGTAACTTATCTTGGGGCGATACAGCAAATGCTAACTATGCAAACTTTGCTGGCAATGCGGTATTCGCAAATAATGCAGGTAACGCTAATATTGCTAACATTGCAAATGTTGCGTACAGCGTAAGTGCTGCAAACATTACCGGTACGATTGCAAATGCTAACTATGCTGCATTTGCTGGCAATGTTACTATTGCTGCTCAACCTAACATTACAAGCGTGGGTAATCTTACATCATTGCGTGTTACTGGTGTTAGTAACTTAAATATTATTAGTAATGTTAAGATTACTGGTGGAACTAACGGTCAATATATGCAAACTGACGGTACTGGTAATTTATTTTGGGTTACTGGTGGCGGAACAGGCAACGGTACTGTAGGTGGTTCTGATACTCAAATACAATACAACAATGGTGGATTATTCGCCGGTAGTCCTGCATTGACTTTCAATAATGTTTCAAATGTTGTGACTGCTGTAGGTAACATTGTTGCAGGCAATATTGCGAATACACCAATTGCAAGTTTACCATATGGTTCAGAAGCAGTAACTATTACAACTACTGCCCCTAATACTTTTAATCTAAACTTGTTATCAAGTTCAGTTGTGTTATGCACAGCAAACGCTACTGCTAATACAATTCTTAACATTAGAGGGAATAGTTCTGTCACTGCTAACTCTATAGTGAGTGTTGGGCAAAGCATTACAAACACCATACTAATTAAAACTGGTGCAAGTGTTTACACAGTAACTACCTTGCAAATAGATAGTGCAAACCAAACTATCAATTGGGTGAATGGTTCCGTTCCTTTAGGGGCAAGCAATTCGCTAGTGGCTTATACATTTACTGCTGTAAAAACAGCAACAACTCCGACTTACACAGTATTGGGTAGTGCAACGAGGTACGCTTAATGTCATTTATATCAACTTACTCATCACTTAGTAGTAGAGGCTGGCAATCTGCTGCTGGCGGACAGCAGTTTTATTCGCAGATAGATTCTCAATTTGGTCCTAACAATCAAAGTTTGGGCTATCGTGGTGATATTAGTGAATATCAATCTAATATTGCAGGGAATTTTAATCTTTGTGTAACTTCATCGGAATTTCAGAATAACAGTAATCCTGCTAGAATCTATACAACTGAGTTTAATGGTATAAAACAAACCTTTACTGGGGCAAATAGCGGCGGCATCTTTGGTCCGTTTCCTGGTATAACATTTGGTAGCAATGTAACAATATCGGGTGATGGTAAATATATTGCAGCAACTGGTAACACGAATGCATCGTTAGATCAGGCTAATTTGATTATATATTCTGCCGATGCTAATTATAATTTTACACTACAAACTTCAATTTTGAGTCCTTTGGCAAACACGGATTATTACCGACCCAACGATATAAATTATGATGGTTCACTTGTAGCATTAAACGCACGTGGCGCTAATGTGATACATATCTATTCTAGGAGTGGAAATACTTGGTCTCTCGGGACTAGTTTAACACCAAATGTTGGAAATATACCCTTATCCGGGGGATTCGGGGATTCAATATCTTATTCAAATAATAATACTTTAGCCGTAGGTGATGCGGGGGCTTCAGGGCCGGGTTCGGTTTTTATTTTTGTAGCCAACACTCAAGTAGCACGAATATTTCCATCAGTTTCGTCTAATGATGATAGTTTTGGTGATTCGTGTGCAATAAGTTCTGATGGTAATTATTTGGTCGTTGGTGCATTTGGTCCAGGACCTGGAAATGCATATGTATTCGGTAATGTTGCAAATACCTGGAGTGAATTAGCAATATTGACTCCAACATCATCAACTTTAACTAACCAGGGTTTTGGCAGGACAGTAGCAATATCTAACAATGGTAATACTGTTGCGATAGGTGATCAAGATGCTATTAATGTTTCATCAAATGTTCAACAAGGTGCTGTGTACGTATTCAGCAAAGATGATGCAAACAATTATATACAAGACCAAGAAATATTAAATCCAGTCGGGAACGTTTCTATAATTGGTTCATTCGGTCACGGGCTTGCAATGACACAGAATGGTAAAAGAATGATAGTGGGCGACCCGCAAAGGAAATCTGGAAATATTAATACTGGCGCTTTATATCTATTTCAATCTTTTACATAAATACAACATAACACTTCACAACTGCGAGTTAGCACGGTGGAGTCATTAGCGAGATAGCGAGGAACAAAATGGCTAAGTTTTCACAAAATACACTAAACCAAGTCGCGGGCTTTGACGGTCAAGTCATTGCACAAGAACTTGTATACGACCAAAAAGATTTCTGGAACTTTGCGTGGTCAAGCGACCTAACTTACACAGGTGGTTGGGTCACTGGCTCAACTCCGTTAGATTTGACTGGTGCAACGATTGATGCAACTATCATTCGCAGAGCAATCACGAACTTCCGTGACAGCCGCACTGGTCTTGATTTCCAAATCAATGATTATCCATTAGTTCCTCAGGTAGCAGTTGTAACAGCAAGTGAAGCAACAGATGACACATTCACTTGTGACACAGTTGAACTTCTTTACATTGGTAAGCCCATTCAGTTCACCGGAACTGTCTTTGGTGGCGTAGCAATCAATACAACTTACTATGTTACAAGCATTCCTACAGCAACTACATTCACAATCTCAGCAACTTCAGGTGGCGGAACATTTGCACTAACAACTGCAACTGGGTCAATGAAGGCAAACACTATCAAGCCAACTCCAGTCAGTCTACCAATTACAAATATTGTAGCAGTAGATGGTACATTCACAATGACAATTGATGACGATACTTGGGATATCATTGCAGGTGACCCTGACTTAAACATCAATGCACCTGAACCCGCTTGCTTTACTGGTAGACTTAAACTAAGTTTCCCAGCAGTAGGCAGTCAGCCCGCATATGATGAAATCGTATTTCTCTTATTCTTAGTAGCAAGTGATGGAGTTGTTAACAATGGCTAATCAAATCTCAGTAAACACAGGTTCTGGCGCAGGAGCGCAACAAGTAATCGTAGACAGCAATGGAAATATCACTGTTACAGTTAGCCGTTCAGTCATTGGTACAGTTGCTAATGTTGCAAGTGCTAACTACGCAAACTTTGCTGGTAATGTTGTAAATGCAGCACAGCCTAATATCACAAGCGTAGGTACATTAAGCAATCTTACTGTAGCAAACACAATTACAACTAATAATCTTGTTGTAACTGGTAACTTATCAGTAGGAAATCTCGTTGCTAATAACGCAAACTACGCAAACTTTGCTGGCAATGCTTTTGCAGTAGCAGGCGCAAATGTCAGCGGGACAGTAGCAAATGCTACTTTCGCAACAACTGCCGGTTCTGCTAACACTGCAAATAGTGCAACAGTCGCTAACTCAGCAAATGCTGTTGCAGGCGCAAATGTATCTGGTACTGTTGCTAACGCAACTTATGCTGATAACGCAGGTAATGCAAACTTTGCCAATAGTGCTACTGTCGCAAACAGCGCAAACAGCGTAACGCTTGCTAATGTCAGCGGTGCAGGAAACATTGCATCAATCAATCTTGATGGTTCATCTAGCAATGTTCTTAGAGGTGACGGTACCTTTGCACCAGAAGGGTCAACGGGTAATGCAAACTACGCAAACTTTGCTGGTAACGCATTCTCAGTTGATGGCAGCAATGTCGTAGGTGCTGTAGCCAATGCTACTTTCGCACTTGATGCTGGTAATGCTAACATCGCAAACATTGCATACTCAGTATCAGGCGCTAATGTCTCAGGTGCAGTTGCTAACGCAACATTTGCATTAGATGCAGGCAATGCTAATATTGCAAATATCGCTTATTCAGTTGCCGCAGCAAATGTGTCTGGCTTAGGTAACATCGCAACTATCAACTTAGATGGTAATGCCAGCAATGTGTTATTTGGAAATGGAAGTTTTGGACCTGAAGGTTCAACAGGTAATGCTAACTATGCAAACTTTGCGGGCAATGCATTCTCAGTTGACGGTGCAAATGTCGTAGGCGCAGTAGCAAATGCGACATTCGCACTAGATGCGGGTAACGCAAACATCGCAAACATTGCTTACAGCGTAGATGGCGCTAATGTCAGTGGCACAGTAGCAAATGCAACATTCGCATTAGATGCTGGTAATGCTAACATTGCAAACATTGCATACTCAGTAGATGGGGCTAATGTCAGTGGAACTGTAGCAAATGCTACTTTTGCACTTGATGCAGGTAACGCAAACATCGCTAATATTGCATATTCAGTAGACGCAGCAAACGTGTCGGGTTTAGGCAATATTGCAACTATTAACTTAGATGGTAACGTCAGCAATCTATTGACTGGCAACGGTACATTCGTTGCTATCCCAACAGATGTTGCAAACGCTAACTACGCAAACTTTGCTGGTACTGTCTTAACTAATGCACAGCCTAACATTACAAGTGTTGGTACACTTACTGCATTGGCTGCAAATACAAGTACTCCTATCAGTATTGTTAGCACTAATGGAAATGTTACTTTCAATACCATTAATAGCGCAAACACTGCCGGTAGAAGACTAGAGTTTGCATATCAAAATCCAACATCTAATTTAACGGTAGTATTTGGTGCAGATGAAGCAGGATTTGGCTATTATATGGCTAATACTGCTGCAGGTAATATCGGCACTGGAAACATTAGAAGTTATTGGCAGTTCTTAACAAACGGTGACCTCCGTCACACGGTTGGTGGTAGTGGTAATGTTATCGCTAAAAACATTATTCTTGGTAATGTTTTCACAGGTCAGTTTAATGGTAATATTATTGCTGGTAATGGTAATCTCAATGTTGGTAATATCACCCTTGCTAATGTAGGTAGATATGTCGGCAATGGTAGCGGAATAACTGCATTAACTGGTGCAAACGTTACTGGATTTGTACCTAATGCTAATGTTGCTAACACTGCATACTCGGTAGCCGCTGCAAATGTGTCTGGCTTAGGTAATATCGCTACTATAAATCTTGATGCTTCAAGTAGCAATGTTCTCTATGGTAATGGTACTTTTGCTCCAGTAGCAGGCGGTGGTTCAGTCGCTGGGTCTAATACGGAAATTCAATTTAACAGCAATGGTGCATTTGGTGCATCTAGTGCATTAACTTTTGATGGTGCTAATTTACAAGTAACAGGTAATATATCTGTCAACGCAAATACCTCTAATCAGCCAATAACTGTGAACAACGAAGGCAATGGCGGCATTTCATCGTATAATATGTACAATGATACAAGCGTTTTTGCTGTTCAAAACTTCTATAGAACACGCGGCAATAATGCGGTAAGAACAGCAGTAGGCACAAACGATACTGTCTTTACACAAAATTACGGTGCGTATGGTGATAGTGGAAATACATATGTAAGTCTTGGTTATCAAGAAAACAAGGTTGGCACAAACAGCGGAAACGCAATAAGTCTTGTTACCAACTTTGCTGCATCACATCCTGGTTCATCATTTAGTATTTCAGGATACGATACTATTTCTCTTAATGGTAATGTTACTGCTAACTACTTCAGCGGTGATGGGTCTAACATTACTAATGTCAACAGCATTCAGAATGGTAACAGTAGTGTTCAGTTTACTGGAGTTGACGGCGACCTGCTGATTAGCACTAATAACATTACTAATGGTGTGCAGGTAAGTGGTCGTCAAATACAATTGACTGGTCTTAATACTGGACCAAGTAATATTTCAAGTATCAATCTAATCAACGGTGCGTTGAACTGGACTCTAGACAACACTAATTTTGGTGGTGGAACACCGTTCGGTATGAATCGCTACATCAGTGGTTTTATGGATCCTATGAACTACTTTACTGCAAGAGGCGATCCAGGAACCCCAGCAGATGTTCAAGTAGGTGATGCTGCATTTAATGAAAGAGTTCAGGTTCGTTATGATGGTACTACTCATAATATATTCAATGCTGATGTAAATGTTCTTTCGTTCTCACCTAGTAATACTGTTGCTGCAACTTACGTAATCGGCGCCCAAGATGACCAAGCAAACAGCGTATTCCAAGTTAACTTTGGTACTGCAAATGTTGCTGGCACAGTAACAACTGCTGGTAATGTTAATGTAGCATCTGGTAATGTTGTTCTTGATACAACTGGTAACATTACTGCTACTGGTAGACTTGATTATCTAAGAACATTCGGTTCGTTCACATCAAACGCTACGCAAACAAGCAATGGTGCAAACACAACTAACTATATGACATTGAACAACACTGAGGATGCTAATGGTATCAGCATTGCAAGCAGCACACAAATAACTGTAGCAAGACCTGGTCGTTACAACATTCAGTTCTCAGCACAACTTGAGAAGACAGATAGTGGTAGTGATATCATTGAAATCTGGTTAGACAAGAATGGTACTGCTGTTGCTAACAGTGCTACACAGATTCAATTAGCAGGTAATAATGCTAAGTCGGTTGCAGCGTGGGACTTCAATGTCAATGCAGCAAATGTCAACGATTACTTCCGTCTTGCTTGGGCAAGTCCAGATACTGATGTTCAAATAACAGCAGTCCCTGGCGCTAACACTATCAGTGGTGTTGCTATCCCATCAGTCATTGTTGATATCAACCCGATAGGCGCATAATGACTAACGAAGAATTGCTGCTACAGTTAGTGAGAGAGATTCACGATGACCAAAAGGAAGTCGTGAAATCTATCAACACCTTAACATTGCAACAAGCGCAACTTAAGTCTGATTTAGAAGCAAGTCGCAACGGCTATACACCTCACGAAGTTGTAGAAATGTTGCACTGGATTGACGACCAAATGACAAAGCAAGAAAAGCAAAACGATAACATAAAATCTGCCTTTGTCAGTTGGATAGTACCCATCTTAGCAAGTGCAACAGTTGCAGGTCTAATTTTATTTGCACAAGGTATGTAAGGATATAGTATGGCAATCATAGAAGAAAAGAACAGTGCTGGTAAGGTAATCGGTTACCGTGATGGTAAAATGGGACCTTTGTACAGAACACTAGAAGAAGCAGAACAGAAATCAACTGGTTGCCCTATCGCAACGCAGGATATTCACGTTAATCTTGATAATCGTCAACACGCAATTGATGAGTATATGTATGGTCCTTTAGACCCAAGTCAACCTAATCCTGAGTTTTGGGGTGAAATCGCAGATATGTGGGGCGTTAGCATAGCACAAGCAAAGACTGCTCGTTGCAGCAATTGCGCTGCATTCAATATGACATTTAAGATGAAGCAGTGTATGGCTGATGGCATTGGTAATGAGCCAGGCAGCGATGCAATGGATGTTGTTAACGCAGGTAATTTAGGCTATTGCGTATTGTTCAAGTTCAAATGTGCGGGAGACAGAACTTGCGGTGCGTGGGTTACAGGCGGACCAATTAAGTAGGCATAAATATATTTGTAGTCAGTCTTTTTCCGATTGAACTCTGATACTTGATGCCATAAGTTGGCTGACTACACTTTCATCGTAGTGGATGATCCTATGAAAAGCCCCGAGAGATTAAAAACCTTTCGGGGCTACTTTAGTATTTTAGGCGTAGATAAATAATCATCTTCTCAAACATATCTTTAACAACAGGGTCTCGCTCCATAGCGTACACAAGTTCAAGATATCTGCCGTAACTATCCATTAAGTTCTGATAGTCACCCTCACCCATCTTTACAGCGATTTCGTTTTCCATACGAACAGCCGCATTCTGTGGCATCAGTTCGCCGTAACTCATTCTATTACAGAGTTGTAAATCTTCTTTAAGGTAGCGTCTCTGCCCAGTCTGCTCAATGACTGCATTGAACATAAACTCTAAATGCTTTGCTGGTTCCATACCGTGATAATTCACCGTCTACTCACCTGAAAGCGATAGACCTTGCCATTAGCGATGACTGTAGTGACACACGAGTAGCGACAGCCGCGCCCAGTGCCATAACTCTGATAGTCAGCAGGTAATCCCACCTTAACATTGAAGTCACGCATACGCTGTTCGCTTTCAGCAACGGCTTGTTTATGCTTTTCAGCAGCCTCTGCACGAACCTGATTCATATATTCGCGGCGTTCTTCATATGAAGCGTCGGGCCCTGGCATCGCTGGTTCAGCGACAGCAGGGCTTGCAACGAGAGCAAGAGCGATTAGAAACTTATGCATTACGCTGCCTTTGAAATGAGATTGAACATATCTTCAAGATATGCGTCATCGTCGTCATCGTCTTCGTTCATATCCATAATGTCTTCCATTACAGACTCGGCAGTGATGCTGTCAAACAAATGATAGAAAGCAACGCCAGGATTAGCAGCACGAAATGCTACGACCTGGTCAAGAACGCTGTAAATCTCTGACTTAGCACAACGGCGTGTCACAGTGTCGCTCAAGCAAGAAACTTCGGGCATAGCATAATCAAGCGCAAAGAACGAAGCGTCAACATCGTCCTCAACCTTATCACTGTTACCTGCGGTATAAGATGAAACATTGAGCGATGCGATAGAACGCATAACCTGACGAATAACTGTTTGAACATTATCAAAATCAATAGTAGTAGTAGACATAAAAGTAATCCTAAAAAATGTGTCGTAGCAACTGCGCTACATTTACTGTTATATAGTATTTATACGGTCGTGTCAACCGATTAATTGATCGTAGGCAAAACTTTCTTAAGATTGTTATATACCTGAGTTTCTGTCAACTTATCATTCATATAACCTGCGTCAATCAGCATTTCAATGCTAACAATCAGACGTTCAGTAAAATTGTCAGCGTCAACGATTTCCGCAATGTAGAGGTCCTGGTCAACCATACTGTCTTGAATTGCATCAGCGCCAACGAGAATGTTAATTTGCTTGATCATATCATTCACTCCAAATGTCGTAGCAATCTCGCTACATTCTCACTATAGCAAAACGGGTACCCATTGTCAACCGATTATATCGCTTTGCCCAAAATATTTGTAAAAATATGAATTGTGTTGTATAATTACAACAGTCAGCAGCAATGAGGCTCGCTGACAACTAGGGTGTGTTTTTTCGTAAACTTGCATACCCTACTGTCAGAACAGAAACGAGAGAGCGGTCTAACTCCCCAGGTTAGGTCGCTCTTTTTTTGCCAAAATACCCAAAACTTTTGACAATTAATACTATATAATGTATAAATAGTCTTGTAAGTCTTTTGACAGACTTACTCCTAAACAATGTTAGTGGCCCGCTGTTAGCGCGGCGGGTCACAATCTCGCTAAAGTGACATTGTTTAGACTAACATTGAAAGGTTTTTTTTTGTGATAAAAAGTGAAGCGACTAATATAGGTCAAAAAAGTGAAGCGACTAATAGTTATCTATGTAATATAAGGGCATATCCCCTTACGGGGAACGCCCCTGAATTAAGTAATCTGAGTAAGTTCTCTATTCAAGACTTAATTCCTCTAGAAGCAAATCGCTTCTACACCTACTTCAATTGCGAATCAGATTGGCAGAAGAGGAACATTGACGATAAGATTCGTCTTTACCAAAACACATTAAGCGATTATGTAATTTCAAGACAGCATTATACTTTGGGCACTGATTACCTACAATTACCCAGCGATGAGTTCAACAGAAAGGTAGGTTATCAAACTATCTTTGGTTCAAAGAAGCGAATGTATTTCACGCAGGTAGTAGAGCAACTACAACCGCAATATCAAATCATAACTGACGGCAGCAATTTAACAGGAAAGGTATCTCTCGTGAAGCCCTACAACGAACTTAAACATCTTATTCAACTCAAAGACGCAAACGAACTTCTAGTAGCAATGTATGGCAACATTGACATTACAGATACAAAACTTGTTGATATTACCCCTGTTGATATAGGCAGTCTCAAAGCGTTTATTATGGGCAATGAACACTATCACATTCAAAACGACACAATGCGTAAGTATCGTGAGCAAGCGCAGCAAGTGCTACTCATTGCCGAACTTACTGGTGGCTTCTTCCCTCAAATCATCAAAGAATCAAGTTATGGTCGTAGATATTACACTGGGCAGAGTTTGCAGTCAATGAACAGCAATGTGCGTAGCGCAGCCTTAGGCAATCATTTCCAATACGACTTGAACGCTGCTGTGTACGCAATCAAGTTCTTTCTTTGCTCACATATGTCAGATAAGAAGTTCACTTACACTGGTGAATACATTGAAGGCGGCGCTAAGTTCAAAGACAGCATTCGTAGACGCATTGCTGACACTGTATTCTGCCCTGACTTTAGCCCAGCAGACTGGCAAGTAGATGTAATCAAGAAAGTCATCACTGCGATTGGCTTTGGCGCAACAATGAACACTAAGGGCTACTTTGACGATAACGGAACCTGGCAATCAACTAGCATTGCAGACTTGCTATCATACAAGAGCAAGACAACAGACAGAATGGTTCTTGCTAAGGACAAATACGAACGATTGCTACAAGACCCCTGGCTCAAAGAGTTTATGCGTGAACAGAAAGAAATGACAGATATCATTACTAAGTGGTACATTGACAATGAACAAGTCAACAAGCAAGACCACAGTTTCTTAGTAGATGGTAGAAACAGTTTCAACAAGAACAGACTGATGGCTTACATCTTTCAAACATTTGAGCGTGGCATTATGGACAAGACCGAAGACTTCATCACAAGCGAAGGCAATCAAGTGTTACTAAGAGTACACGATGCAATTTATACGAAAAAGCGTGTAGACCTAGCAGAACTACATCTTATGTTATCAGAGGCTTTCACTCCAGGCGCAGGCAACTATTTAGGCACTAAACTGATATCGTTTAGTCAAGAGGAAGCAAAACGCTTTGAGTACTTTATAAACGAAGACGCAGAACACAAGCAATTTATCAAAGAACAAGAGGAGTTAGCCAAAGGATATAAATCAAATGTTTTGGTATAAATAGTATATACGATGACAGACTTACCGAAACCCACAATCATTGAACTAAGTCAATGGCAGAAAGAGTACTACACGCTAAGAAGTCCTGCTATGACAAAAGATGAGTACATTAACAAAAGAAAACGAGACTGGTACAGGTATCAGTATCACAAACAATTTAACAAATAACATTATTAGGAACAAATCAAATGCACAAGATTAACTACAACATCAAGTCAACTAGCGCAAACACTGACTATCTAATTCTTGAGAATGACGATATGGCAACAGTACAAATCACAGTGTTAGGATTGCTCACATATATGACTGAACTATCAATCAGCAAGGATAAAGATGTTCGTGATTTCACTAAGTGGTTCACTACACCAGACAAAAGATATCACTACAACAACAAACTAAAGCGTTATAACAGCCCGCAATCATATCTCGCAGGCACAATCAACAACATTCAGTTTGGCAATCAAAAGGACTTTAGTCTTACACAATTGCAGACAATCCAAGATATTGTCAACACTTGTGTAGATATCATTGATGCTATTATGGATGATAAAGGTGTGAGCCTACAGCAGAACAGAATGTTTACTAAGTTATGGATTCAAGAGAATATTTGGAGTGTAGGGCAAGCAGTGTGATAACAAAGCCATTCATTATCAAGAGCAGAATCTTATGGACAAAGATACGCTTGCCCTACAATTTATTTATTCTTTTTTAATTGACGTAAATAGTATTTAAGTGAGAGAAACAATGATACACAAACAAATGAACGACATTCCAATTGACCCCAATGCTTTGCCAATAAACATTGAGGTCACGCCAATAAACATCATTTTGCCCCAGCGTTTGCCTCAGCGTGACGATAATGTTTGGCTCACTAGCCCAGTAAAGACTACGCCACAATGATTACTCACGCACCCATACGCTATCAAAGCAAGTTCTACTTCTATGAGAACGATTACATTATCGGAGCCAGCATTAAGATGTATGGTGAATACACTCAAGTAGAAGTTGATTTACTTAAGAATTACATTAATGCCAATACAGTTGTCTATGACATTGGTGGCAATATAGGATACCACACTGTTGCTTTCGCCTCAATGGCAAAGGAAGTACACAGTTTTGAACCGAATGACCGTAACTACCTGCTATTAGAGAAAAACACACAGCATTTGAGTAATGTCAAACTGTATCACTGTGCCTGTAGCAATGTAGTGGGCGAAGCATTCATCAGTGATTATGATACTAGTACTCCTGGTAACTATGGTGAATGTATGATGAGCGAGACTGGTCAACCTTGCAAGACAGTTCGTATTGATGATATGGATCTCCCTCCTCCCGATCTTATTAAGATTGATGTTGAGGGACACGAACTAAAAGTCTTTCAGGGCGCTTACAACACAATCAGCAAACATCGCCCAGTGATATTCTATGAGTCAATGCACGGCACTGGCTTTGATGTAATCTATGATACACTAACAGCATTTGGGTATCGTATCTATTACTTCCCTGCTGCTAACTACAATCCAAATAACTTCAAGAACAATACTCAGAATGTATTCGGTGGTGGAGGCGTAATCAATTGCATCGCATTGCCTGCACATCACGGTAAGATTGCTGGGCTACCTGAAATGCTAGACCGCACAGATAACTATAACATTGCTTTAGGAAGATTCATTAAGGCTAAAGAATATGACAGCAAAGTATAAAGGACTGTGGAGTCGTTGGCATCGTTATGATGACAGCGGCTACAAACAGATTAAGAAGTTTAAGATAGACGAAACACCTACACCATTAGTAGAAGATGGCTACAGTATGTGGGAGCGTGGTACTGGTAAGTTAACAGAAGAACATTATAAGAACGTTACAACAGCAGTGCGTAATGCCTGTGTTGGCGTACCCAAATCAGAAGAACAAAAAGAGAAAATGCGACAGGCTAAGTTGGGCGTTCCTAAGTCTGAAGAACATAAGCAGAATATGAAACTATCTTGGCAGAAGAAACGCCAGGACAAGTACAAAGAAGCAGTAGCAATGTTACAGAGAATGAGGCAAGCATAATGAAAGTAGTTACCTTCCACGACGGCGAAGACGATACCATCTATGTAGAAACAGATGATATGATTATGTACCATATGAGCCTTGAAGATTGGGATAACAGTGATGTACCAGAGAACATCGCACACAACCCTATTGCTAAAGCAACTTACATATTGCATTACACTGACTCATTCAAGTGTACGATGGAGGATAACTAATGAAGATTACTGAAACAATTGAACGGATAAATATTAAGATATTACAAAAGACCGTAGACTTGCAGAAGAAGCAAATCAAAACACATAAGGAACAAGTCAAACGCCACGAAAAACTAATGAAAGCATTAATGCAAGAGTTAGGTTATCCTTCTTGGAAGATATCAGCAACTATACTGGCCAACTATAAAAAAGATGATTAATGGCAGAAGTGTACAAGTACAAGAATAATGAGTGGATAATTATAAGTTATGCGTGTAAGTTTTGCGAACGAGTATTCAAACAAGAACGCTATTGGACCAAACACGAAGAAGATTGCGAAAGAATAAATACAATAAAGAGAATTAAGTCAGGAGAAGATATGCTTATTCAACGTGTAACTAAAGGTGACCAATCATTTTTTCGTAGAGGCAATGACGGCAAACTCTACAAGACCAAAGAAGAAGCCGAATCCAATACTACATCAATGAAGAAAAAGGGCGCTGATGGGAAAGCCTGTTGGGAAGGCTATCGTTATGCAGGAACTAAAGACGGCAAAGACCGTTGTGTTAAAGTAAAAGGAAGATAACAATGCCAGTACAAAAGATTACTAAAGGTGGAATGACAATGTATCGTTACGGTGATAGCGGTAAGATGTACAAGACCCGTGACGAGGCTGAAAAGCAGGGTCGTGCAATGTATGCAAGTGGCTATCGTAGCAGCGAAGATAACAAAGCAGAACGTGCTGGTCGTCAAGTTGCAAGAGATATTGAATATGATGACAAGCGTAGTGGCACACGTGAGCCAGCAAGAATGCGTGATGCAAAAGCAGAACGTGCTGGACGCACAGTTACTAGAGACATTGAATACGATATGAAGCGTAAGCGTAGATAAGGACTAATATGACTGAACAAGTGAACGAGGGTATTGATTATACCTATAAACTAATGAAAGGTGGCGATGGCTTCTTATATGTAAGTATTCAGCCACTAATGAAAGACATTGCTGCAAGTGTTGCACAGATGCACACGATGGATATCAGTGATTTAAGCGACGAGAACCAGCGTATCTTTGACTTAAAGATGTTGGGACTTACAACTGTGTATGAGTTCCTAGGTGCATTCGTTACTGAACAAATGTTAAGGGACAAAGCCGCAGAACTTAAGGGTACAGTGCCACTTAACACAAGCGATAGTTACAGTCCAATAGGGGAAGGTTTCAAAAATGTCACAAAACACTGATAAGAAACTAAGAGGTCTTATTGACCGTCCAATGAATGTTAGTCACATTGCTAACTTTAATAAGATGGTAACTGAGTTATCACCTTATATGACTGAGATTGAAGTTGATAAGTGCATTGACCATATGTACATTCTTGAACACAGTATCGGTGACAGTAACCCATCAGTATCAGATTGTAAGACACAGTTACAATTGATGTTAGGCAGTGAACGTTTCCTTGACATTTGTAAAGCGTGGAATGCAAAGAACCAGAAGTGGCTAACATCGTTTGGTAAGTTAAAGTACAAGTGCAAAACGACTGGTGACTATTATGATGGGCTTGACCCAGAAGACTTAGAAGACGATTACGAGAAGGTGTACATCTAATGAGTTACAAACCTACACAAGCAATGGCTGACAACGCACAAGCAGGAATGAATATGCGTGACAAAGCAACACCCAGCAATAAAGGTGGCACAAGTGTAGGGTTTGCAAGAGCGAATCAGTTCATCAAGCGTGAGAATGTAACATTAGATACAGTCAAGAGAACCTATAGTTTCTTAAAGAGAGCCGAAGTATACTATCAACCAGGTAGCCCTACTCCAGGCACACAAGCATATCTTATGTGGGGCGGCAACGCTGGACTTACCTGGGCTACTAAGATACTACGCCAAGAAGGATTAATTAATGATTAAAGAAGAAGATTGCTGCGGTAATTGCATAGACGGTGAACCTTGCTGTGATGAAGAACTAGCACAACACATTGAAGAACATATCGTAGAACAGACTAAGCCTGAACAGCAGACCGATATTATAACTGAAGGTGTTACTAAAGACATTGAAGAACTTGCAAGACACTTATGTTGTCAAACAAGTTTCCATATTATCTATGATGCAATGTATGGATTGAGCAAGAATGAATTAATCAACTTGCGTGACGCACTAAAAAGTTACACCCCAACTAATTCACTACACTTTCATTTGAATGCAGTATTTGAGAAGGCGATAGACAATGCCTAACTTGTATACTGTTAGATTCTTATTGCCTGAACTGATGATTGGTACATTGCTTGGCATTTACATAGGAAGTTTATTATGACAGAAGAAACAAAGCCAGCCCCAAAGCGCGGCGGCAGAAAGCCAGGCAGTGGTAGACCAAAAGGTTCTACAAGCAAGTTAAGTGCAGCAAAACTGTTAGACCAGATTGAACTAACTTGTGGCAAACCCTTTGAAGAACTTGTAGCAGAAGGTTACTTGTTAACTATTATGGCTGCTGATATGCCAGCAAGACAGAACTATGAGAAGATGATTCTATCTAAGGTTGTTGCAGATAAGCACGAGATTGACCATACTACATTGGGTAAGGCAATGACAAACAACTTTAGTTTCCCAACTAAAGAACTTCCTGAATGGGAAAACAGTAAAGTGCCAGTAAAGATTACAACAATAAGCAAGTAATGAGTAACAAGATAGAGATACCTTTATTTGGTCAGCAGTCAACTATATTTCAAGACTGGCTAACGACCGATAAGCATTGCATAGACATTGTGCCTGTTGGTAGTGGTAAGACATTTCTTGCTGCTATTGCACTGCCTATCTTTGCGAGTAATGAAAAGTATCACAAGGGTAAAGACATTATCTATAGTGCTCCTACTGGGTCAATGATTAAGTCATTGATATGGGAACCGTTAAAGAAATCGTGCATAGAATACTTTGGCTTAGTAGATGGTAAAGACATTAACAATAGTGAACTAACAATCAAGTTCCCAGGTGGCGTGTTCATTCGTTGTAAATCAGCAGAACAAAGAGAGAACTTACGCGGTCTTAACGTTGGTGTGTGGGTAGCAGACGAAGCAGCACTGTATACATCTGAGACATTGCAAGAAATTACAAACAGACTTAGACCTAAAGTGGGTCAGCCTGACACACAAGGTAGATTGATTGTCATCAGTACGCCTAACGGTGCCGGGCCTCTCTATGACTTGTTTAAGATGGCACTTGAAATGCCTCAGAAATATATTGTTAGACACTTGAACTATGAAGAAATGCGCAGCGGTAACCGTGACTTCATTGATGAACAAAAGCGAATACTAAGTCCCCTCAAGTTTAATCAAGACTATATGTGTCAATGGGAAAGCGTAGCAGACCAGTTCTTCTACACTTGGGACAAACATAAGTATTGTAGGGAAATAGTAGACAAACAACAAGACTTGTATACATTCCACGACTTCAACAAGCGTGTTATGTGTGCAACAGTAGCACAGGTGACAAATGCAGGACAACCAAACGGAACTATTGAGATACTTAAATCTTATGCAATACCTGACTGCGGGACTGAAGGACTTGCGCAGGCTATCAGACAAGACTTCCCCAGAAGACGAATTAACGCAGTCATTGATATGTCAGGAACTCAAGCGAATAGAGATACAACTTCGCCCTTTGGTATCACTGATAGAGTGTTACTTGAGAAGTATGGATTTACAATCGTCAACAGTAGGAAATCAAACCCCCTTATCACTGACACAGATAATACGAGCAATGGATTCATCAACAGAGGTGGACTAATCGTTGACCCTAATGATAAGAAATTATTAGAAGCATTACAGACTTACCACTTTGAAGATGGTACACGCAAGAAATTAGTAAAATACACAGAACAAAAATACGCCCACATAGACGGCTTAGGAGATTCAATTAGATATGGCATACACCACCTTTTCCCCATTCAACATCATACCATTGGCATATCAGAGTATGTTAACTCTGATCAGCGTTTATCCCGTGCAAACAATCCTGGGACTGATTATATGCCTCACAGTCCTCTTTACCCCGGTGGTCCTACTTGGGAAGAGATTCTAAAGGGCGACCAAGAAGAAGACTTTATGTCCTGGAACTAAATACAATATAGGAGATAAAACTTATGGCATACACTAACGGTAATTACAAAGGCAGAGTATCAACCGAAACAGTTGAACAACGATTCAATAAGAAATATGTAATCAATGATGTAACAGATTGCTGGGAGTGGCAGAACGCTACTAACAATATCGGATACGGAATGTTTCGCTGGTCAACTGGCAAAATGCGTACAGCGCATAGAGCAAGTTACGAACTACACAAAGGCCCGATACCAACTGGTCTATCAGTGTGTCATACGTGTGACAATCCTTTATGTGTTAACCCAGAACATCTATGGGCTGGCACTATGAAAGACAATTACGATGATATGGTATCAAAAGGTAGAGCAAAGTTAGGGCTTGTAGGATTAAAAGTTCCTCAAGGCACTTGTAAACATTGTAATATTACTATGGGTGTTAATCTACTTGCACGATACCATAATGATAAGTGTAAACACAAACAGTAAGTATAAATACATTAAGCGCAATGTGTTCTACACTCATATATGAGAGACAATAATCTATGAATAATTCAGATTTACTGAAGAAAAATCCTGTTTATAATGTAATTTATGACCAAATGCTGGCTTATCAGTTGGCATATCTTGGAGGTTACAGTTTTAAACAGTATGTGCGTAAGAAACGCCCAAGTGAAGATAGCAATCTATGGATTGACTTAATTAATAACACAATTGCACAGCCTATTTGCCGTTATATTGTAGACACTATCAACGATGTATTGTTTGACCCAGGTGTAAAGCGCAATCTACAGTTCTGCACACCCGCTGGTTCGTTCATCAACCCTAAAAATGCTGAGTGGGCAGATTTATTCCTACTTGATGCTGACTTAAACAACAGCAGTTTGACAGCATTTATGGAACAAGTAGGTGATTTAACAAGCATCTACGGACATTGCTGGATTGCAGTTGATATGCCACAGCAAGGTGACGGTACATTAGGTCGTCCCTATACTGTTGCTATTCAGCCCCTCAATGTATGGGACTGGGAGTTTGACTATTACGGTGGCAGACCTATTCTCAAGCACGTAAAGATACTTGAGATGGAAGATGAGAATTGCTACTATATCAAATGCTATCACTTAGGTGACGCAACTACTCCTTCGTATTGGAAATCATATGAAGTTGAGAAGAACGGAAACACTATTCAATTAAATGCACCAGCAGAACTTACAGGAGAAGGCGTGTTCCCATTAGGAATGTCTATCCCTGTATTCATTGCATATGGTCGTCGTGACCCTCGTCGCATTGACTTAGGCGTATCAGACATTGACAGTGCAACAGATGCACAAAGAGAACATTACAAACTAGAATGCGAAGCATACAGTTCTATTCAATTTGCTCACACAATCATTCGTGCAGAACCTGGCGTTAAAGTTCCAGTACACTCTGGTGCAATCGTTCGTGCAACTGAAGGACAAATTGAAGCCATCAGTATTGATACTGGTGATGTTGACACAATCATCAAGAAGCAAGATAACATTCTAGAACAAATTGAAGCGTTGACTGGCTTAGGTGGTTTACGCAATACAAAGAATCAAATCGCATCAGGCGTTGCCATCATTGAAGAACGAAAGCAATTGCATAGACTTGCAAAAGCAAAAGCGAGATTGATGGAAGCAGCAGAAGAAACTATTCTTACATATGCTGCTCGTTATATGGGTATGCGTTGGGCTGGCGAAGTTAGATACAATACTGACTACGAAAGCCACGATACCAACTATAGATTAGCATTAATCAAAGAAGCAAAAGCATTGTCTCCAGAAGACCCAGTAATCAATGCATTAGTCAATAAAGAAATTATTGGTATGCTTGCACCTTCTACTCAAATTGCTGACTATGAGCAACTATACATTGACACTATTCAAGACCCTGCACTTAAGGGCTTGATGACAGAAACTAATCAAGAAGTATTGAGTCGTGACCTTATGCCAAGTATGATCCCTGTAGAGAGAGAATACGAAGATGAGGAAGACAGCAATATGGAAGAAGCCAGTGACGATGCTGGCGGCGATGATGACAACGCTACATTACTTGGTGGAGCGGGAACGCCCATCACTAATCTAGGAATAACATATACACCTCAGCAGGCAATTGCAGTACAGTTGACTGGTGGGGTAAACACAGGTAGATAATTCTATTAATTACAATAGAATAAATACAATACAAACTCGGTGATAACGTACAATCAAAGGAACAATTAAATGAATGAAGATACTTTCGTTGGCAACGAACAAGCCCCTGAAGTAATGCAGGACCAGGCAACTGGTAACAATACAGAACAGAATGTTAATGCAGGTGCAATTCGTAAAAGCACCACTAATTCAATTCTAAATGCTCTCAGTAATGCGAGTGGACAGAACTTTGAATCAGTAGAAGCAGCGTTAAGTTTTATGGCAAGAACATCTGCTCAACAAACCAGCGGTGGCAACGTACAGCCAGTAGAACAACAGAATACAGATAGACGCTCCAATCGTGTTACTAACAATGACTTGGCTGAACAGTTCAATCGTCTCCAACAGGACCTTTCTTTGAAGGAACAAAAGTTGAGAGAACGTGATTTGGACTCAGAGATTCAGCGAGCAATGGGTGAGCGATTTGATTCCGATCTACTTGACTATGCTTTAACTAAAGTAAAGTCAAACATTGAATGGTACGATGATGGTACCTATGCAATTGTAGATAACAAGGGTCGTGAACGCTATGGTATAGATGGTTCTCCTCTAACAATCAATGGTCTCGTAAATGAAGTCGCTCAGGGTAATCCTAAACTTCTTCGCCAGAGTAGCGGGAACAGTGGTTCTGGTTTAAGACCTGGACAAGGTAGTTTTGCTGGTGCACTTGAAGAAGGCATACCAGACTATAC